CTCCCATAGCTTCTTTGGCAATATGTGCCGCTTCCAACAAAGATTCACGTATGGCGATTGTCTGCTCATCTTCCGCGGTGTAAAGGTCGTCGGCATTTTCCAAAGCGTCCATAGCCTGTTGCCATTGTTCGCTTGTGTCTTCATAGGTTTCGGCATATCCGCTTTGAATAAAGCCCAAGCCTTGTAAAAACTCCACCAAAGAATCTTCACTGTCAATCCCACCGCTTTTTACAAACAAGCCCGATGCTCCGCCGACTTTATCCTGTTGTCCCATTAACCTGTCTATGTCCATAGACTTGGCAAACTTTACATTGATACCTCCGGCAGCCCTTATACGTTGCGTAAGGTTCTTGGGCATACGGGGAACACGGCGATTTATTGTCTTTACCAAATCACGCAAATCATCCAAACCCAAACCGTCAACCGTAACTTCTTTGCCTTTTACGGCGTTGCTTATTACTTCCCGCAAGGCAGAGGTTTTACCCCGTATGTTTTCCAAACTGACAGGCTCGGCTTTATCCATAGCCAGCATTTTATCAAAAAATTCCCGTACATCTTCGTTTATGTCTTCGGGCTTAATTACTTTTGCCTCTTTTAAATCGTGATACACGTCCAGCAAAAAGTTACGGAACTTCTCAAATAACCGCTGTAAAATACCGCTCGGGGCGTTGCCTTCCATAACATACGTCTCAAAGCCTCTTGCGAATCGTTCGTGATGTTCTGTCGTCATCTCATTGGTGGAGGATACGCCCAACCAATCCAGCACGCCTTTTAACTCGTCTTGTCTGCCTGCCTTTACCATAGCTTGCAAATATCTGTTTACAAAGAAATGCCCTAACTCGTGTATAATCGTGGACTTGTCCGCATTCTTTAACAGATGAATAACCCCGCCCGCCGTACTGATGTTGATATATCCCCGGACTTCATCTTCACCTTGATTAAGGTGCTTGATATTCCTTTCATTCGGTGATATACTGAACTCATTAAGTCCCGCTCCCAATTCTTGACGACTAAATGTAGGCTTGGATTGTGTAGCTTTAAGGGTTGCGTTAAACTCCCTTTCTGCATCGGGACTTACTGTTGTATCAAATCCCGTTAATAACCAAGTCTTTTTCTTTCCGTTTTCGTCCAGCGACAGTATTGCTTCTATGTTATTTTTCACTAAATGAACAGTTTTGTTCTTTTCCGTGAAAGATGTGATTTTGCCGTCCACTACTGTATCAAGCACTTTCAATAATGTTTTAATCCCGCCGTGTTTATCGGCAATATGAAACAATCCTTTCTTCTCATCACCGTAAACAAAGGTAACGTCATTGGTACCGCCGTATGCCTCCAAATCATCACGCAAATTTTTAACGGTCGCTTCCTCTGCCCCGTCGGCTATTTTTTGCAAAGCCTCTTTGACTTCTTTGGCTTTTCGTTTCGCACTCTCGGAAATACCCGATTGATAAAACTTTTGGATAACCTTAACATCTTTATCATCAAAGATAACAAAACACTGCCCGTCTTGGTACCCATCGTACGTTATGCCCTTGATACCGTATTTTTTCAACATTTCAGAGGCTGCTTTTGGCGATCCTAATTCAGCTGAAAGTGCATTATATATTTGCCTACCGCTATAATTATTATCAAGGTTTTGCAATACTTCATACTTTAGCCCCTCTTTATTAACCATATCTTTCAAAGATTTTTTTACATTGTCAGATTGACTATTAAAAGGTAACTGTTCGTCAAGCAAATAAGGATTTTCGGGTATATCAACCTCATGTACTTGTGTTTTTTTATAATTTTTATTTAAAACTTTTTCCTTTATTTCCTTTTTATACCAGTCAACCACTTCATCAGGAAAATAGGACAAGCCGCTCTCATCGTGTTTGGCAAGCAAATCCTCCAACAATTCAACCTTACCGTAATCTTTTGTTTTTCCGGCTAATCTTTCTTGCTTTTGTCTTTCTTTTTCTAAGGCTTCTTCATCAAAAAAGTAATTATCCAAATCAAAAGTCTGTCGGTATTTTTCAGCCACTTCTCTATTTAAGGCATAATAAAGTCCCCAACCGTGGACTTGTGCTCCCTCACCGCTACCGATAGCCTCTAAACTGGGCTTGTCATAATCAACACGAGAACCGGCAAAAGCCGATTGATAATAAACATTACCTGTTTTTTCACTGAAAGCACCTGTATTATCCACGGATTTTATTTGTTCGGGATTAAAAGCCACAACCATTTTTGAAGAACCGTCATCAACAATAATACCGTCATTTTTGTTGTTATCTGTTTCTTCAAGCACAAAGTTTTGGTAATTATCCCAAAAAGATATGGAGTCTTCCCTATCAAACACCGTACTGCCAAGACCATTTTGCTTTGCCCATTCGGCATTGATTATCAACGGATTCTCAGCGGATATATAAACCGGCATAACCACACCTTTTTTATTTACGTCAAATTCAGATAAGGCATAATCATCGGCAATATTTTTTTTATCAATAAAGAAGAACCCCTTGTTGTCAGAAACAAACCTTGAACCTATCATTTCTTTCGAAAAAGTATCAAAAATGTTAAGTGTCCCGTGATACACAACAAGCGGGCGACCTTCTTCATCAACAACCTTACTGTTACCGAACCACCGCCAAAAATTCCGCAAACCTTCTTCGGTTTTAAATATCCTTCTGCCTTCGCTGTTGAATACAGTCCGCTCAATCCCGTTAATCTTTATTGTTTTTCCAGAATAGCTGTTGACAAAATCCATTAAATCGGCTATGGTAATTACATTACCGCTGTTGCGTGAGATTGACTTGTCAACCTCGGAATATCCTAAGGAATTCGCAGCGGTATTTTTTCTGCCCACTTTCAAATCGTAAGCCGATAAATCCTTACCGCCGTTTCCCTCTATCTCTATATCCGTAAGTTCACCTCTTTTGTTCGCCAACTCTTTTACAGTCATTTTGACAATGAAAGTTTCTCCGTCGGATTCTATCACATTGGCATAACGCCGTATCTTATTCTGCGAGCCGTGTTTCGTATCATCGGTTGTTTTTACAAGCAAGCTGCTGTTGAAAATATCGGCTATATTGGCAATACATTCTTTACCGAGGATACCTCCGATGTTTTGATTGTCTCGAATTGCTGTTGTGTCAAACATTTTACCGATTGAATTGTTCGACAAACTCACGGTTTCTCCACTCAAGCTGTTCTTCAGAACACGCACCCCGTTTTCGTTTCGTTTTACCGTTTCATCCAAAGCATTGTTAATATCGTCAATACTTATATCCTTGCTGCTTTTACGATCAGCAAAAAAGCGGTTGATTTTAACCGCTTCTACTTTTTCACTTTCTCTGCCTTTCAATTCCGGGTTTACGTTTTTCCGCTCAAACGCCAGCCTGTCCGCATCAATTTTGCTGATAGCGGTAATCGCATTTATTTTTCCTTTTTGGAAAAACGGAATATCATCGTCAACCTGTCCGATAGTGGCTTTATCTTGTATGCTGCCTTCTTCCATTATGGCGGCACGTTCCTCTGCGTCGTAATCAAAGTCTTCATCATAATATATGTTGTCATCAACAGGCGTAAGCTCATCTATGCTTGGCGATGTTTCTTTCTCAAACGCCAAAGCACCGCCGTTTTCCCATTGTTCTTTTGGTGTCTGCCCCGTAATGTCCGTCAGGGCAATCGCCGCTTTTTCCGTCAATACCGCCGCCGCTTGTGCCTCATCCTCATCATATCCCGCATCAAGTGCCGCCCGCTTTACTTCTTCGGCAATATCAAAGTTTTCGGCAATAATGTTACGTTGCTTTAATTGTGCGTCCATAAACTCCGCACCTGCCTCGGGGCTGTTTCCTTCGTATGTTTCCGGGTCAATTTCCGCTGCCGTAGCTTTCAGTATTTCTTCCCTTACTTCACCTGCCTCATTAACAAAAGCCTCTGCCAAGCTCTCGGCTGTTGCCTCATCAAATCCCTGTTTTTTAAATTCCGCCGTGCCGATTATCTTTTGTATTTCTTTGCCTGCCTCGTTTCTTTCCTTGCTGTTACCGAAAGCGGCATTTTCCGCCAGCCGCATTGCTTCATCTTTATCAACATCATATTCGTTATGCAAAACATCGGCACTGTTCTTGGCAAAACGCTTGGCGAATGGTCTGGTTACCGTACCTGCAACACCTCCCAAAATCGCCCCGTAAGCCATAGCCGTCAAAACATTTTGCACTTTGCTTTCCATTCCCTCATCGGTGCGGAACTTGGCAAGCAATACTTCTTCCGCCGTTTGTTGCATCATTTCCTGCGAACCTTCGCTGATAACCGATTTTACGGCACCCTTCATCCAAGTTTTTGCCGCCAGATTTTCAACCAAACAGTGCAATCCGATTTTTTCCAAAACGCCTTCGGCAATACCGGCGGGGGTTGCGTACAGCATAGCCTCTCCGGGCATAACGTTCTTTTCTCTTAATTCTTCATAAACACTGCCCGTTTGACCTAATCCGAAAAGAATCGCGACAAACGGATTCTTGGTAATAAGAGACCAAGCCAAAGCAGCCGACACAGATGCCGCTCCACCACCCAAGCCGTACATAAAATCATTATCCGTATCTTTCTTTTGCAGCCCGACATATTTATCAATCCAGCGTTCCGTGTTTTGTTTTAAATTATCGTAATAGCTGTCCAGCATATCATAATAATCGTCCCCTTTCTCAGGCTTTCGGTCAACATCAACCATTAAATCCGGGACGACTTCCGTAACTTCCGAATTATAGCCCTCCAAAAATCCCATAGTCAGGTTGTATGTAAAATCTGCAGATATACGGCTCAGCTGCCTTGCCATCGTCGGTACAGCAGATACGGTGGTACGTCCCAAGCCTTTTAACAAAGAACGTATGTAATTTGCCCCCTTCTTGTGCGGCATTTCCATATAGCCGAAATAGCGAGCTTTTTCATCTTGCTTTTCTTTTGTTTTATATCTGTATCGTGCCGAATACGCATCGTCCGAATCATATAACACGGTCATTGCCTTTTCTTTCGGCAAATATAAATTGTACTCCGTTTGGGGTATTTCGGTCATTTCACTTAACAAGGGTATATCTTCCATTGCTTCACTTTTTAACATTATTGTATCCTCACTTTTACAGAATTTTCGGTAAATTTCCCATCTTTATCGGGATAAACTTTGTAGCGATTACCGGCTTTGGTTTCCATAATTTTGTATTCGCCGCCCTTGCTTTCCCTTCCTCCCTCCGGTTTATAATTGAAAACCTTTGTTCCGATTAAGGTGGCGTTTGCTTCTTCCGGCAGAGTGCCCTTTAATTTATGTGTCAGAAAAGTATTTTGTACGTCGGCAACGACTTCCTCTACGGCTTGTTTATTTTTATCCCAGCTTGCTTTTAAATCCGCACCCCTATCCTTCAAGCCGAAATAAATCAGCTCATACAGATAAGCCTTTTGTGCCGTATTATCTTCATCAAGTTCGGTCAGCTCGCTTATTCTTTCAACTGCCTCATCAAAGGTATTGTTGAAAACGCCTAACGATATATAGTCATCAACCTTTTTCAATAAAGGCATCACGGTTTTTGCATGCAGCTTGGCATAATCACTGCCTTTTAAGTTACCCGCTTCGTATTCAGTTTGCAAAGCGGCACGGTATTCAAACAAGCTGTCCATATTCTTGGATATGGCTTTATTGTCATCGTCCCACTTGGCTTTAAACATCTCGTTTGTCGCCTCTCTTACACTTGCCAGTTTATCTGCATCTTCTTTGCTCATTCCCTCATCGTTTTGCAAGGTGTTACTTTCTTTGTTCACTTTCTCGGCAATGCTTTTGATTTTTTCTTTTTCCTTGGCACTTATTCCGAATTTTGAAAGGTTATCAAGTGCCGCTTGCGGATTGGAATACGCCATATTTTCGGCATAATCATACTTCCAGGAATCAACTGCATTTCTTCTTTTGGCGGCGTCTTCCTCTCCCAACCAACCTGCATCACGGACGGCATCAATGTTTGCCTTTTGGTCAGCAAGAAAGGCAGCATTACCCGTTTGTACATACATGGCGTGATTACCTTGTTCTTGGCTCAATAAATCCGCCATGGCAAAATCCTTGTACTTACCTCGCATTTCCACACCCAAAGACCGACGGGATGCGTCAACTTCCGCCGCCATAAGGGCAGAAAAATAATCGGCATTGTCTTTGTTTGTGAAATCTCTTGCAACCGACGGCACAACCTCGGCTATTCGCTTTTGGAACTCCTCATCTTTTTTCTTCAGCTCGGTAAAATCCAAGGGTACATACTCTTGTGCTTCATTTAAGATTCCACGCAATCTTTCCTGTACATTCGTTTTACCGTTAAAAGCCTCTGTTTTATTAACCGTTTCCTGCCACCTTGCCCACAGCTCGGCAGCCTTATCAACACCACGAGCCAATGTTCCCGTCAAATTCTGCTGTGCTTGAATAACGCTTGTATCAAGCCTCGGAGAAACTCTTGCGATATTAACTCCTGTATGCTCACTGTGATATACCGGTAATCTTGCCATTATAATTTTCCTTTCACTCCAACAAAAAAGCCCCGCAATTTTCTCGGTAATTTATTTTATTTTTCGCACATTTTCCGAACAGTGTCGGTGTCGTTTCCTTAATGGACAGGCACTCCTCACCCGTCGGCTCCAAATACCAAAGGCATTCGTTACTTATCACCGTATTTTTGCATCCGGTCGGCAAGCTCGTCATCAGACATATTGTAAACATTCCGAACATTATCCAGCACTTCTTTTGTCTTTTTTGCCTCTGCCTCAACGGCGTTTGTTTTCTGTTCATTTTTCCCCGTCCTTTTACCCAAGTGATACATCAGGGCAAGGACAATCACCGCCCCTGCCAAGTAATATAAAAAGTTTGTCATTTACCCAGCTTCTCCTTATCTTCCTTTTTAAAGGCGGTAGAGAAGTAATCAATAAAGCTGATTATTTTATCCAGCACTTCATTGTCTTTGGTATTAGGCGTCAATTTGACGATAACGGTACAAATCGCCACTATACCTCCGTATATTGCCAAACAATCGTTCCAATGTTCACTTATCCAAGTTATAATCTGTTGCATTTTCTTTTCCTTTCAATAAAAAAAGGACGGTTTCCCGTCCCTTGACATACATAAAATAAAGACGACTATAGCCTCGTCTTTCTTTATCAATCAGCACCTCTTTTCATAAGATTTGCCAATGTTTCCGCACGCCTTCCGACTTGCTTTGCCCAGCGTGAGTTTAACATTTCCGCCGCAGCCGTGTCATAGTCTCCCTCTTTTATTGCCTCAAGCATTTTCTTAAAACTCTTTAACTTCGGCAAGCCCAGATTAAAGCACATCTCTATAATAACTTCCCGCCTTATTTTATTTAAGCACCCGAACCACTTAAAAGCACTTATACATTCTTTTTCCGCCCGCCGTAAATCGCTTGTCAGCATAAAAATTGCCTCGGCTTCCGTAATCCCCGCATCGTCAAGGTTTCGTCCGTATCCGATTGTCAATTTCCCTGCCGTGTCCCGATAAGGCTTTCCGCTGTACCCCTCATGGAATTTAACTCTGTTTATCAACTCAGGCTCAGTCATTATTCAGTTCCTTTTCAATACGTTTTGCCTCCGCCCGCTTACACCTGATTTTCCAATACAGATAAACAAGGGTAAAACCGAAAATCAAAAAGCCCTCAATCTCAGGCAAATACGCAACCAACCCCGTCATAATACAGCTGACCCCCGTCGTTTCTATTGCTTCTTTATCCATTTGTTCCCTCTTGCGTAACTTCCGTATAGTTACCTGCCACATCACCGTTATGTAACCAAATTGAGGAACCGACAATTTCACCGTCTGCAATACGCTTTAAATCGTATCCGTCCTCTGCCGTTAATATATCCATTACCTCAAGCACTTCTGCACCCTCAGGTAAAGTTGCACTTACCTTAACAATACCGTCAATTTTGTACTTATACATATTTTGAATATACATTTTCCTCTCCTTTATGATGTTGCCGTCAAATCAAATGCCAAAGTTATAAGACTCGCACTACCGCCGAAAGTCGGATAACCGTCTAACCCTTGTATTGTTGCCTGCAAATTACTCGGGAAATGTACGGTTAATCCACTTGTTGAGCTTGTTGAACCTGTTGAACTATTAAACATATTACTGAACTGATTGGTATAACTTCCGAATGAAGTTGTGGTAAGTGCAGGAAATGACAATGTTGACAGATTCTTACAACTATAAAATGTGCCATTCATTGCAGTGCTTCCGCTTACTGTTGTTAATGATGATAAATTTACGCTTGTCAGTGCTGTACTTTGAAAAGCTGAACTTAAACCATTGCTTCCACTTATTGTTGTTAATGATGATAAATCAACAGATGCTAAAGATGCACAATTAGAGAAAGCTGAACTTAAACCACTATTCCCGCTTATTGTAGTTAACGATGATAAATTTACACTTGTTAGTGCTGTATTTCTAAAAGATTGGGACAAACCATTCAATCCGCTTACTGTTGTTAATGATGATAAATTAACAGATGCTAATGTTGGGCAATAAGAAAAAGCATAGCTTAAACCACTGCTTCCACTTATCGTTGTTAAATCAGGAAAACTCACGCTTGTGATTGTCGGATTTGAGTAAAAACGATAATACATTGCATCCACTGCAATATCTTGCACACCTGTAAAAACAAGACTTCCTGATACAGACGGTTGTTGTAAAACTCCGTTTGCGTCAACATCACCAAGAATACTGTCCATACTTACACCGTATTTGGTACTGCTTCCTCCGCCACCCGTAATACTTCCTATACAGGTTGCAAGATTAGCACTGTTTTGAGTCACGGGCATTGTTGCCCCTTTATTGTTACAAGCGGTATAAGCTGCCGCTATATTATTGTTTATCCTTGTAATTTCACTTGCTATTGTCATATTTGCCCCCTTATATCGCAGCCAATAACGTTTCTATATCGCCAAGCACGGTATAAACCGCACCTGATGTAATAGGTTTTGTTGAAGCACTTACGGGTGCCGTATCCATATCAAGCCTTGCATTCGGTATATATCCCGTTGTACCGTCAAGAAGTTTGTAATTACCTGCACTGTTATAACCGAAACCGACATAAAGAGTATTAAACTCACTGTTTGTGCCCGTGCCTATTTGTATTGCACCGTCTGCATTTGTTACCGCACTATGTCCCAAAGCTATTGCATAATACCCGTACCCCACGGTATTATATCCGACACTTGTACAGCCTACCGTGTAATTGTGTGAGCCTATACCTACATTAACACTTTGCATTGCTCCCCAGCCCGATGCAACGCCTCCGACAGTCAAAGAATCAGAACCTGCTTCAGCCGTATTTTGTAAAGTCGGACCGGTAACGCTTATAACGCCGCTTGTAATGTCAATACCCGTTCCTGCGGTATAAGTCGTGCCACCGCCTCCGCTTACCGTTGCCCAAGTACCATCGCCTTTTAAAAACTTGTCGTTATCGGTTGCGGTCGGAGCGGGTACGGCACCAATCGTTCCTGCATTTGTTCCGTCTGCACCTGTAAAAGCACTTAAGCGAGCATTCGGTATTTTGCCGGTTGAATCAAGCAGTTGATAATTTTGACTGCTACTTGTTCCAAGCCCTACCGAAAAGGTATTTTGCGTTGAATTTGTACCCGGACCTATTTGAATTGAGTATTGTGCTTCTGCCTTTGCCTGATACCCTATACCCACTGCAATCATTCCCGTTGCCTTTGCACCGTTTCCTATGGCTATTGCACTTGATTGAGATGATTCGCTTTGTGAGCCTATGGCAATGGAACAAAGTCCTGACGCTTTAGGCGTATAACCAACGGCAAGACTGCTACCGCCCGACGCTTGAGCACCCTGACCGATTGCAACGGAGTTTGAGCCGCTTGCATTTGTTGTCAACAAAGCAGAGGCGGGCGAGCCGATAGCTACGCTTTTTGAGCCGTAAGCTGTTGTTGAAGCACCTATTGCTATTGCGTCCGAATTAGTCGCAGAGGCACCCGAACAAATAGCAAGCCTACCGTCCACATTAACACTGTTATTTGTAACAACAGGACTTGTAACGCTTATCACGTCGCTTGTTATGTCAATACCCGTTCCTGCTGTATAAGAAGAACCTCCGCTTATCGTTATATCACCCGAGCCGAGCAAAGAATTGCCGTTTACAGTCTTTATATTCGTCCCCGAAACCAACGTTTCTTGTACTGCCACATCACCCGAGCCCAGCAAAGAAGTATTATTTATAGTCTTTATGTTAGTACCCGATACAAGCGTGTCTTGTTTATTTGATAAAGCCGTATAAACGCCGCCCGAAGTTACCGTATTCGTACTTGCCGAAGTCGGTGCATTATCCATATTGATACGGGCATTCGGTATATATCCCGTTGCCCCGTCTAACAGCTGCCAATTATAATGAGTTGTGGAATTGTTATAAAAACCGACACTGAAAGTATTTGCCGTTGAATTTAAACCGTATCCGAGCTGTATTGCAGAAGTTGCACTCGCCCCCACCCCGGCAGAACGACCTATTGCTATTGATTCGGAAGACGGAGCTTTTGCCATATCTCCCAAAGCCGTTGAATAATTACCTCCTCCCGTATTGTAACCTATTGCAACGCAGTGATTTGATGTTGTATAGCCTAATATAGCTACCGAACCTGAAGCACTTGTGTTGTTTTTTAATATCGGGTCTGTAACACTTATAACATCACTGGTTATATCAATACCCGTGCCTACCGTTAATACATCTTGTTTTCCGCTTATATCCTGATGTTGTGTTAAATAACCTGCATCATTGGTAAAGGCAGATACATTTGTCGGTACAGTCGGAATAGTCGGCTTATCCGTCAAATCATTATAACTTCCGCTTGTTGCCACCGTTGCCAAATCCGCACTTTTCAAAAAGTGAGATTCTCCCGTTGCGGACAGGTTTGATAAGTCAACGTTAGCTTTATTATTTCCTGCCTGTTGTGCATAGTATTTGGCGGAGTATTCCGTTCCGTCCACCGTTCCGTTTGTCTTTGTTGCCCAATCCGATGCCAAACTTGCGTAAGCCAAGGCATTACTTTCGGACGCGGCAGCATTACTTGCATAAGTACTTGCGTTGTCAATATTGGTTAAATCTGCCGCAATCGCGTTGATATTCGTCAAATCATCGGCAACATCATCTATATTGTCGCAGCTCAAATAAACCCTTTCCACTTTTCTTGCCACTTCATCGGGGTCGGCATCGGACGTAATATCCACCATCACGCACCTGTCAAGCTGTTCCTGCAACTGTTGGTCAACCATTGTCAGCTTATCAAGATTCCCTTCCAAAGTATCTGCGGGAAAGCTGTTGAAATCCTCATAATCGCTACCTTGCGTCAATTCGTATTCACGATATATTATCAAAGAATAATCGCTTGTTTTTGCATCATTAACCGTTACCGTTCCGCCCACACCGTTTGCGTTAAAATTTACGGTATAATCCGTACCGTAGGTAAGTGTGGTTTCCGTTTGTCCGTCCGTTACCTTCACTTTGATTGCGGCTTTGGCTTCTTCGCTGCTCGGGTCTTCCGTCAGACACTTAAACGAAAAAGTGTAACTTGCCACTCCCATTACCATTGCCGAAGTTTTATTTGTACTTGTTCCCACCGTCATTTTCTTTTTCCTTTCCTATTCATCGCCCCTGTCGATAATACTTGTTTTTCCGCTGCCGCTGAAAGCAAAGTAATTGCCCACAGCTCCGATAACGCCGTTCAATAAAGAGTTTGTCGCATTTATATTGCCCGCTGACTTTGCCGTACCTATACCGGCAAAAGCCATTCTTGCGTTATATCTTGCCTCTGCCTGCGAAACATTGATGTTATAATTTTGCCAAATTTCCTCTTTATTAAGTTCCGCCAAACTTTGAGATATGGAATCCGCCACGCTTCCGCTTATCTTTACACCGCTTGCAGCCGCCCTTGTTACGGCATCACCCGTCAACAACTGTCTTTGCGTCCTGTACCTTTCCCGCAACAGCATACGTTGCACTTCCATTTGCTCGGCTTGCAGGTTGTATTGCACGCCTTGTGCTTTATAAGCCGCCGCCTGTATCTTTGCCGCATTTTTGCTTTGTGCCGCCGAAAGCCCGCCTAACGCCAAGCTCGCACCGGCTAACGCTAATGCTACCGACATTTACACCTCACTTATCCACTTCGTTTACTATCGGCACTATTGCCAGTATATTCATCGGCAGAGGCTTGGATTGTTCTACCGTTACGCTTGCTTCTTCCGTCCACCCCTGATTGTATTTAATGTTCGGGATTATTCCCGTAAACAAAGGCTCCGCCGTCCCCATGGGAGTTTGCGGATTTCGGTATTGCACCGTATGCAAATCGGACAAATCACGTCCCACCCTAACGGCAGATGTTTTCCACACCCTTAAAGCCAATTCATTAACTCTTTTCTTTTTACCGATAGCCGTTCCGTTTTCACTGCCCACCTCAAAAGGCATTGTTGTAATATAGCTTACATAAGGCAGACCGACCGTAACCCTAAAAGCAGCGGTATCAAGAATTATACTGCCATCGGTAACAACTTTCGGACTTTGCACCGCTCCGTCGGCAAAAACGCTTACCGTTTGTCCCTCCAGATGATCCAAACCAGCCACTGCCGTAACGCTTATGTCCCCTTCATAACTTAAGCTGTCCCTTAAATAACGACATTCGGTTTGCACATCAGGGGTTACATACGCTTCGCTTCGCTCAATATGTCTTACTTCTTCCTCGTTTATCGTATGCTTAACGACCATATACATTTCGTCATACATACCGTTTTCTCCGGGTATGCACTCTATACTTTCAATAACGGCTCCGTCATATTCAATTAAAAACCACGCTTGAACTTCCTGATCAGGCTCATACACCATTCCCGCCAATTTGCCGTCCGAACGCAAACACCACAATACGTTATCGGGTTGTTTTTGCACCGCCACGTCCTTTATGCCTGTCTCCAACAAGTGTTCGGAAAACAAAGCCACATCAACCGCCTTGTACATATCGGTATAATAATCATAATAAAAGTTTCGTACCTTACCGCCCTTTGCCTGCACAAAATGTATCATAGACCCCAGCACGGCAGGCTGTATATTCTCACTGCCCCAGTTTGTGCGAGCTTTAGCCGTAACATCACTAGGCGTTATGCTTGCTTCGCTGTTTGCTTTTATTACAAACTCCGCACCGCCCGTGCCGGCAACCAAATAAGATGCACCGACCAACCATTGCAGACGTGATGAATCTCCGCTTGCATTACTTGCCAATTCCACATTGATTGCTCCGCTGCTTTCGTTATTAACTGCGGGCGTATAATCTTCATACGCATAAGGTTGAGAGCCGAAAACGTTTCTCGGCTGATAAGGCGTTCCCCCGTAATAAAGCCTGCCGTCAAATAAAGCAATCGTGCTGGGATAACCGCGAACACCGCTCCAAGCTCCCTCTGCCCACACATTTGTATTGTTATTGCCGTCCAAAGTCAAAGTCCATAATACCTGTGCCGTAACCTGCCTTTCATTTACAAAAGCGGTTATCTTCACAAAACCCTGCCTGACAACATTATCAATCGTGGTTGTTCCGCCCAATCGCCAATATGACCCGACGTGTCCGGTTCCGAATATATCTGCCGTTGCCGTCATCGTAATCGTTCCGTTTGTGGCAGAGCAATTTATACTGACGGCTTTATCTCCCCAATCCAAAAAGGGCGAACACACAAAATCAACATCACGGAACACCCAATTTGCCGCACCAAAACGAATTAACTCTTTCGGCTTATTGGTTTTGCCAGCATCATCACGGCATACCAGCTTTATCACATCGTCAATCTGTACATACTGAATACTTGAAAGCCTGTCGTTTGTATAGTCATTTGCAACTTCGTACACATTATCGTTTCCGTCCAGTAAGGCAGCCCCGTCTTTAAAAAAGCGGAATTTTCCTGCCGTAACTTCAATCATATAGTTATCGTTCTCACCGGCACAAAACTTTATCAATTTTGCATAGGCGTTATTTCTTGTGTTTGCCACATATTCAGTTCCGCTTATCCTGCTTACGCCTCCGAACGGACGTACAACGCAATTACGGCATTTTTCCAAACAGGCGGAGTAACTGTCCAAATCCGCTCTGCCGTACATCTGGGGAGAAATCTCTCCCTTGGTAAAAGCCGTATATCCCGGACTTACTCTTGCCATATCTACCCCCAAACAGTTCCGAAAACACTGTCAACCCAAGCCGAATCCCTTACTTTATCGGGCGTTACATCTCTTGCGTTTTTACTTCTTGCCGCGGGTAAATACTGCATCTCGTACAACTCCAGCAATTCCTGTGTTTTGCTTGTCGTACCCGTCAGCTCATAGGAAACATCGTGAGCCAACAAATAAGTAAAGGCATTTGTGAAATAAGGCGGATACATCTCATCGGCTTCATTCAAAAAAGTATAGATAATCCCGACACTGTCGGCATTTGTGATAAGGTTTTGCCCTTCTATCGTATAAGCACAATCTTGTGGCAGGTTTGTTTTAAACAACCTTACAATATCGCCCGGCAAAGCAAAGACGTTACCGTCCCCGAAAACAGGTTTTTCCGTTGTCAAATTCAAAACGGCTCGCTTGGCGGCAAAGTGCCACAAGCATTCCGACAATATAGTCTTAAGACTGCCCGTATAAACATTGTTTAATACGATAGCTTCCTGCATATCATCGGCTAAGGACGTTATCTTTCTTGCCCCCAGCAAAGCCAAAGCCTTATTACAAATCGCAACCTTACTCATTTTCACCCCGTTAAAAATCAATAACTGCCAAGCAAAGTACGCCGTCTTTTATTGTATTCGTCTGCCGTCTGCTTGTTGCGTGCTTCAATAGCCGTATTCATATCCATATCGTACACGCCGCTTGATGTCATACCCGATGTATCAATCCCGTATTTTGCCGCTTCCCGCTTTTTATTTTGAATGTTAAGTACGCGTTCCGCCTCTACCTTTGCTTCCTGCAAAGCCTTTTCTTTTGCCGCTTCGTCTTGCAATATACCGAATAGGTCAAAACCCTTTTTGCCGTGAAAAACATTCCTCAGGGCATTTGTTGTATCTTTGTTGTCTGTTTTGCCGCCAAAACCATTCGCCAAAGAATTTGTTGTATCTTTGTTACTGTCTGCTTTTTTAAACAAAGAATTTGTTGTACCTTTGTTGCCTGTTTTTCTTATATCTTCTGCCGCCTTTTCTCTATTCTTAAGAAATATGCTCTTCGTCATCTTTCGTCTCCTTTGTTTCTTCTTTTTCGGTTTCGGTTGCGGGTATCAGCTCCGCTTTTTTCAAATTTTCCTCTGGTTTTTCGGTTGTATGTTTATAAATGCTCATTTATAGCCTCCCAATAACGTTTTCTTTTTGGTTTTTACTTCTTCGTCATCATTGTTATATTTGTCGGCTAAGGCATAACGTGTTCGGCTGATATTATCGTTACCGTATTTCAGCTCGGCGGCTTTTTTGGCTTGTGCTTGTGCCTCTTGTTTGGCGGCTTCCAGTGCCGCCCGTTCCTCATTCGCCGCCGCTTCTGCCGCAGCTGCCGCTTTCTTTGCCGCACTTTTGCCCGTTACACTATCCACCACATTTTGTATCGGTTTCGTTACGGCTTTCACAATACTTTTCACACTTATATGCATTTTCTTCTTCTCCTTAAAACAAAGGGGCGGGAAATAATCCCGCCCTGTTTCTTATGCCACAAAGGCAGTAAAGCGTATCTTACCGGTTGCCGCAGCTCCGCCGACGGTTGCCGTCAACAAATCATCGCCGGTATTTGTGCCGATAACATAGCCTCTGCCGCCTATTCCCGTTCGCAAGGTTGTTGCCGAAGCCGTAGAGGTGGCAGCGATATATCTGTCATCATCATCGCCGTCTCCGACTTTTAAAGTTGTGCTTGCTCCCAATGCCGCCACATCAACGGCCAAAGCGTGTATGACCGTGCCTTTCGGTAATCTCAAAAGGTTAATCACCGTTCCGCTTGCCGTGGAACTTGCCGTATAGGTTGCACTGACGACCCTCAGCTCCGCGTTAAAAATACCCGTATCAAGGGCAATTTTTTCGGACTCTTGTGCCGTATATGTATCACTGTTTACCGTAGTCATAATTCAATCCTCCTTATTTTACGTCATTGACCACAACGGACTCATCGCCCTTAATCTGCACGACTTTTGCTTCTTCCAAGCGTCCCGCACCGGCTGTTATCTCATAGTAGATTTGCTTGCTGTAAGATAAATCCGGGCGTTCTTCTTCCCTCAGGAACATACCGTCCAAATCACCGAAAATAACGCCTGTTTTCTGGTAAGCATAATAATCGGCGATATTGCTTGCCTTATTGATAATACCGTCAGGCAACCAAATAAAACGGAATCCCATCCAGGAATTCAGATCACCGTTTACCAAAGCCTTAACGGTATTGTAATCGGACGAAGTCGGTGCTTGCGTACCCAGCAACTGTTCCTTTGCGGTTGCCGAAGCGACAAAGTACCTGTCATAGCCCGGAACACCTTTTGCGTCCAATATCTTGGCAGCGTGTCTTATCTTTGCGGTGGTAAGTCCCGTATTCGTACCGGCAGCTTCAAAGTCTGCAGCTATCTTTTGACCTGACGGCAAAGAAACGCTTGTTCCGCCTGCCTCACCTCTGTAAGTCGTACCGCCCAAAGCAGCATAAATAATCTTATCGTACTGAATACCGACGGAAGATTGTATGCACACCGAACTTTGCGAAAGCGGGTCGGACAAACTTTGTAAACCCAGCGACCTGTCTATCGTCCTTGCATCGTGATATGTGTGCATATCAACCCTTGTTCTGGACAGATTAGGGTCGTTTTTAGGCGTCTGCATATTAACAGCCGTTTTCGGCGTCATCTCCCAAGTACCTATTTGGTCTTGATAAAAAGACTTACCTTTTATCCCTTCTTTATCTTTGTGGAATACGGTTTCCCAAAGCATTGACCGCTCTTGTCTTGCCAAGGGCAGAATGACGCTTGAATACGCCTGTGCCCTTACATCAAATTGTGTATTTATTGTCATTTTCCTTTTACCTCTTTAAAAAAATAAAAACTTTAAAAACCTTCAGCTTATCCTTATCGGGGCTACACTTTTTCGGGGTCTTACGATTGTCCCGCCATAGCTAAGAGCGAATTAACATATTCCACTCTTGCTTTTCGCTCAGCCTCGGAAATCCAAGGTTGATTGTTTTCGCGGCACCATCTGGCATCATTTCTGCGGTTGCCTACGCCTGCAAAGTAAGCGTCATCGGGATTGGCAAGTATCGCATTAAGTTCTGCCTGTGCCTCGCTCGGGGAAAGCGTAAAAGAACGCCTCGCCCCACCGTCAAATCCGTCAAGGCTTCCTTCCTTTGTCATCTCGCCCATTTCGGCAAGCAATTTAAGCATCTTGACATCATTGCCTATCTTTTCGTTATAATAATTATACTCATCTTCGTTATCGCACATCTTGCGTAAACAGTTTGCGGCATTATCTATCATCTCGTTATATTTCAAGCCCCATTCTTTACGCAAAGCCGCTTCCGTCGCCTGCATTTTTTCATTACCGGCTTTTATCTCGTCCGCCTGCATTTCGCTAAACTCACTTACCAAAGCGTCAAAGATATTTTGTGCTGCCGCGGGCGGTATGTGATTCTTTTTCATCAGTTCGTTAAAGCCCGTCATATCAACACCTTCGGCAGCCTTTAAATTATATCCGTCGGCAGCTTCAGGTATTCCCAGTGCTTTATCATAAGCCTGCCAACCTGCTGTATCTTTATCGTCCTTGGGTATGGTAACCCGTCCTTGTCCCATCAATGATTGCAAAGCAAGGTAAGAACCTGCCAATTTATTTACATCACCGCCAAATTTGGTAATAGAGGGATTATCTCTGTATTCGGGAGCAAACTCAAATCCGCTTGTGCCTTGTGTATTTGCCCCTGTTTGTTGAGGCTGTGCATTATTTACATCAGTTGTCTCATCGTCCATTTTCTTTTTCCTTTTATCTAACCGTTCCGTTTAAAAAAATCCGCAATCTGCTTAGGCTCAATGTCCTGCCGCATAATTGTCTTAAGTGTTAAAATCACATCACGCTTTCCCGCACGGTATGCAATTTCTACGGCATCACTGCTAAAGCCCGGAACGTTAAAGCCGCAGTAATACTCTAAAAATCTCATCACTTCAGGATAGTTCTTTGCTATGTCCTGCAAGTTCTGAGCTATCTCGCCGATATATCTTTTATCCGTCAAATCAGGCAGTTTGCTCTGCATTTTTCACTCCGTCCATTGCTGTTTTGTATATATCCGCACCGGCTTGCTGCCTTATAAGCTCGTCTTGACGAGCCTGCCCTTCGGCTCTTGCTTTCCTTATTCCTTCAACATAATCGTCATCGTTAAGCAATTTTGTTGAAACGCCCGTGATTTCAAAAATTTCCTCAACCGCTTTATCGCCGTTGATTTTATCCAATACTTCGGGCCGGAATTGTGCAATCTGTCCGGCTATCGCAAAAGCATTAACAATGTTGTTGACCTCGCTTTGCCGTTGCGTCTGTACCAAACGACCCACAAATTTTACCTCAAAATTGCTGTCTTGCCGCATTATATCGGGCATCTTCGGCAGTCGTCCGTTCTCATAAAGCATAATAACCACACGCTCTACCAAAGGTTGCAATACATCATTCATAAACCGCCCGACGGCAGGACCAAGCAAAATCATCTTTTCGCTTATCCTTTCCATCACTTCCGGCACTGTCATCTGCTTTGTCAGCTCATTAAAAGCCTGAAAAGTATCATAGAACATCAGCTTTCTTATTTGCGATTGGTAAAATTCCAGCATATCAACTCCGATATTCGGATTGCCGTAAGCCCCGATGGGAACAATCATATCTTTCATATTCATATTACCACGCCCGTAATAGTTAATCGCCCTCGGATTAAAGTTCGGTGTTCCCAAAAAGGCATCATCAGGCAAAGCTATTGCAGGGTCAGTCATCTTCATTGCCGAGCGGAGCATTGTGTCCGCAATCGTATTGACCATTCGCACATACGGCAGGGCATTCATTGCAGGCGAATAACCGTAAGGTGTTTGCGGACGTTTATAAAACCTGTGAGCAACGCAGGGCATCATATAAAAGCCTTCCTCAAGCATAGTTCTTTGCGTTTCTTCCTCAACCCAAACACAACGAACGGGCATATTCATTTTATCGTTTTTGTCTTCCTGCCTCTCAAACCTTTCTCCGAAATAGCATATATAGCGGAACTTTTGCTTATTATCCCTGCCTGTCCCGAACGCCTCTTTAACTCGGGGCGAACACTTATCCCCGAAGCGTGATATTGCCTGCTGCGGAGTATATTCAAAAATCAAATAAAACTCTCTTGGACGCTCTCTTGCATCTTCCGTAATAAACACGTTGTTTATCGGCAGATTATAAAACCGTACCGCGTCCTTTTCGTCATTCTCGCAAAACAGAACCGAAGTACCGTAAACACCGCTTGCCTTGTAAAATATCGGCATCTGGTTATAAAAATTACTTCTGCCCAACACGAACAATACTTCTTCCGTTGCCGCTTCCATCCAATCCCGCACATTCCTGTCCTGTCGCAAAGCGGGATTAGCGTGTTCCAAAAACAACCACTTGGCACTCTCGGGTGTCAGATAATTTGCCAGTCCCGCCGATAAAACATTCGCACAATCAAGAGATGTGGCATCCAGCAAGTGGTGCATTTCCACTCCGGGAGTCTTCTTATCCGTTACGTTCTCAGCCTCAACGTAGTAATAGTTGTGCAACGTCTGCCACAAAGACTCAAAGTTACCGCGTGATGATTTTAAATCACGAGTGTTTTCAACAATTTTCTTACCGCTCAATTCCATATCTCAAAGCCCTTGCCTCAACAAAAAAGCGGAGTGGTGCTCACACTCCGCCTTACTTGCTTTTATGAAGACATTTATTTAAAACATACGTTACAAAAAAAGCCTTCCGACCAAAGCCGAAAGACCAACCGAAAGAATCCGAAAACCGTTCATAAAAAAAGCTGCGAATCATCAAAAATCGCAACTTTCACACAAATCGTTCCCGATTCTATCAAAAATATAGCATATTTTTAAAAAAGTGTCGCATTTTTTTTTGCACTTTTTCACTTTTTGCTTAAGTCATTGTTTTTAAACAAAAGAATTTTCAATAAACTTTATCGTTCGGATATTGTTTAACCATCATCAGTATTTTGCCAAGTCCTTTGTGAAAGTGTCGCAGCAGTGTACTTCTGTGAAAGCATCGTGTTATTGTTCTTCTGCATTTCAGTTCTTTGGCAATTCGTCGCCAGCTTTTGCCTTGGCAACGCAAGCAAACGATTTGTTTATCCAAGCACCACGGAACTTCCGACAGCCACCTGCCGACATTATCCCATACTTTCAAATCTTCCGGGCAAAGGGTATTATCTATGTCGCACAACACGTCTTCCGGGCTTCGTGCATTATCGGGAATGATTATAAAGCGGGCAAGCTCCGATTGCGGTCTTTTGGGCAGCACGGGCGGCAGCAATCTGTCAACCCGATAAAACCGTCTTATCATTTCTTCCAGCTCCCGAACATTTGAAGGTTTTTTCATTTTACCCACTTTTTCGCCTTTTCTTCGGTTGTGGTCTCAAACAGGTTATATTCGCGGACATTGACCTCTTGCTCCGTCTTATCCCGCCACCCGTGGTTTTTCAGCCAGAATATCGCACCGGTACTGCTCTTTTCCCCGCTTAATAGCGAACTTTCAACTTCACCCTCAATCCGCAGAATTGCTTTTTTTATGGTGCAAGTAAATTCAGGGTTATCTTTGTAGTCGTACAAACTCTGCCTGTCGCAAAAACCCAAAGCCAAAGCAAGCCCGGATACCGTCGGCATAACATCCTCCCTCAAACCGTTAAAGTACGCATCAATCTTTGCCTGCATAGCTTCAGCCTCGGTATATTTCGCTTTTCTTCCCCTTTTTGCGGGATTTTCTTTTTTCTTGGTCATTTCCAAAGTCCCTCCGTTCGTTTCATTTCGGTAACGCTGATGCCGTAGCTTTCCAGCAAAATAACAAACCGGTGTTTTTTCAGCTCCAACTTTTTTGCCATCTGATCTAAAGTCAGCCCTTGGCGTATCCAGCCCTTAATCATCTCAATTTCCTGTTCTCTGCTCATTTCAGCCTCCCTTATGCCTGCCTCCTTTCTGCCTTCCACTCCTTCGTCCGACGCAGCCAATTTCGCCACGTTGCAAGCCAGTCTTTCTTCACGCCTTTACTGCCGGAGGTGCCCAGCCAGTAATCACGGAAAGCGGCGAATTGCTCCACAATTTCCTCCCATTCAAAGCCCATATCCTCACCTGCCCACGAAAACGGCACGGGAGATTTTTGCGGGGATTCCAAGGGAATGAAGAACACAGAGTTTTCAAACCGACACGGCTTTGCGTCTTTCGGTATTTGTTCTGCCTCATCTTCCCCGTTTCCTTCATCATCAAAAAAATCATTGGGGGGCGAGGGAGCGTCAGCGACTTTCTTTTTTTCCTTTCCCTTTTTTTCTTTCTTTGTTATTTGTTCTTTGTTATTTGTTATTCGGGTTTTCATTTGGGTTTCATTTGGGTTATCATTTGGGTTATCATTTGGGTTTTCATTTGGGTTATCATTTGGGTTATTCGTAGCTTCCTTAGGAGGTCTACCGCCCAACTTACCGTTACTTTGATTCCTGTTATATATCACCGAATCTTTATCAAATTTTTCCAGTAATTTGTCCCAATGATATTCTTGTTTAGCCGTAGCGGGTGAGTATTCACACTCACCCCACCGACAAAGGTCTGCTAACGCCGATAACATATCCATTATTTCATCAGCGGATAAATCTACCCGCATAACGGCAAAATTATCAGCATAAATGGAAAAATAGCTCTTCATGACATTTCTCCATCTTTTGCCTTTTCCTTGTAAGAGTTTAAAACCTCAGTCAAAGCCGTTAAATTCTTTCCCGTCTCATCATATTCTAATTTAAACAGTTTAATTAAGGCTCTGTTCTGTGATATTTTAACCAAATCCCACATTGTACCTAAATGCAGGCATATATCGGTTACCAGTTTAAAATCTCTAGCATCATTTTCTTCCATCTTAACCTCCTATCATTGACCTGACAGTTTGCAATATGTGCAAATCCGGTAGGTCGGTTTGCTCTAATTCGGCATCATCAATATCGCCTTCATTTGTAATTATATCCGCTATAAATTTCAGCTTTATTTGTCTGTCCTCCTCACACTGCGGGGGCAAATTGATAATAGCGTCAGATATAGCGTTAAACGCCACATTATAAAATTCTTCCTGTTCAATGGTGTAATCACCTTTGTACCAAGTGGCTTTCATTTCTTCATAATAACGATTTAATGATTGTATCGTTGTTTCTGTGGATTTAATTGTATTCATCATTTTATTGACCTTTCTTAGAATGCCCGTTGAAATTGAGCAGCGGGCGGACTCACTAAAAGCAGCCAATAAATGCTTTGACCGATATTCAATATATTTTCGGTTCTCATCCAGCCCATAAAAAGGCATAAAAATAACGCCAAGTCTGACGGGGGCGAAAGCCGTATTGACTGTTTTTAGGCTTCCAGCATACCCCGTTTTAATTCCGAATGTCAACAATAAAATCACGTCGTCCGTCCCCTACATTCTGTTCTTTACGCAATCAAAGGATTTTAAATCGTTAAAAATCCCCAGCTCCACGCATTTTTTACTCATCATTCCCCGCACTTTCCACGGTTGCCCCGGATAGGCAAGCTCCATTTCTCTGTAAGCCTGTTCCCCTATAATGGCAGGCAGTTTTTTCTCCACGGCTTCGTAAAAGATTTTATTCAACAGCCACGAGTCATAAAATGCCCCCTTCGGCACAAAAGCACGCACATAATCGGCAGTGTTTGTGTAACAAGGCTCATCATCTTCTTTCTCCTCGGGTATTACGGTTTTCGGTATTTGCTTTAAGGCTTCCAACACATGTGCCAGCGTCGGACACGTCATACTTTTTTTATGCTTTTTGATATATCCGACCGCCGCCCTTAATTCCTCCCCGGAAAACGACTCCAAAGCCTTTGCCCACTCCTCAACAATAAGCTCGGGATTTTGTTCCCCTTTGGGATTATCCAACCAAGGCACGGATCCGTAATAATCCCTTATCGGCTCAAACAGATTCGTATCCAGCCTCAACTTAACTTTAGCTAACTCATAATTCATCTATTCCTCCACGTGCCTGTAAATTCTCAATTCGTCCTTTACCCACTTGCGTTTGACATTCTCCGCCATCTTCTCTTGCACCGCATTAAAGGCAAGGTTTACACCCTTAAAGAAACTTTCCGTCATCAGGTAATCCCACGCAATCTGTCCCAAAAAAGTATGGAACCGATACTTTAAACCCGCCGCCGCTATGATACAGTCCGCCCATTCGTCAAGGGTATGCTCCTTCTCATACTCCATCATTTCTTCATGCAATTTTAAAGTCTGCGATTCCTCTGTTGCATCCGGGAACACCTTTGCATTCCAAAGGGCAATGTTCGCCGCCAACCTGTCAAACTCCGCTCTGCTTATGTCCATTTACAACCCCCTCCATCAAACTGTTTATTTCCCGGCCCAAAAACTTAATTATTTTTAAGACTGTTTCTCTACTGACCGGCTCACCGTATTTGGCAACAAAATCGCCGTCTTTTTCAAACACTGCCATTACGCAAGGCGGGCAGTCGGTTTTGCTTTTTTCGGCAATAACGGTAAAAGTTCTTCCGCCGATGGTAAATTCCGCCTTTTCCGTTTTGTCGCTACATGCAGATTTAGGAACAGCGGCAATTCCCAACGCTTCTTCCTTGCTCATACCTTTACTTCGCCGATAATAATAAGTTTTAATGTTAACACCGGCGGCATCACATTCTTGTTGTATGCCCATTTTCAAACACTCCCCATTCTTTTAAAGTATGTATAAATTCATCAACGCTGCGTATTTCCGCCCATTTCACACCGCCCGCCAAGCACCCGTTACGAAAAACCTTTTGTGCCTCCGTCAGCGTGTTTCTGCCGTATTTGAATTCCAACCACCCCACGGGCTGAAAGTCTTTCATAACCAAATAATCGGGAACACCGGCACGCACGCCCATACGCTTAAACTTCGCCCCTTCTATCGGATTGCGACTTCCTCCGTTGGGTATGTGGATAAGCCCGAACGGTGATGAAGGCAAAACCGTGTCAAAGTATTGACGGCACGCCACGCACAAAGCATCTTCGCTGTCAATCACACAACCGCCCCAAAATCGCAGGTTAGCACACCCTCGGTC